CTGGCGCCGGATATAAAGATCAGCACGAGAATAAAATGGAGCAACTCATCGCTGCATTTCAGAAGGCAGGTGGGATCCTAATTTCATAGGACATAGGGATCGATACCCTGGGACCATAGGATGTGAGGATAAAGAAATGACCGCCGATAAGATAATCCTAAACCCTGGCGACGTATTCGCCACGCAGAATCCGCAGGGCCTTGGGAAAGCGATCTGTGCGATTGAGGCTGCCCAGGCTCAGGACGGAAATGCTCAGTACGGACACTCGGGTATCATCCAGGATGCTCATGGAAAGACCTTCGAAGCTGTCTGGCACATCGCGGAACAGAATATTTTCGACGTATATAAAGGAAATAATGTCCTAATTGCGCGGTGGCAGGGGATGAATGCCGCCACGTTTCAAAAGGGTTTTGATGCCGTCTATCCGCTCCTCGGCAGGACGTATCCCTATCAGCGACTCATTCTGCACATGCTTGGGCTGGCGAAATGGGTCCACTTTCTCGACACACCGGTCTGCTCCGAATTGACCGCTAAATTCCTGATCAGCGCTGGCGCTATAGAGCTTGAGGGGAAAAACTTCTGGGGCGTTACTCCAAATTACCTGGTTGAAGAGTGGCGAATATCAAAATACATCGACGTGATTTTCGAGGGCATCTTATGAAGAACTTGCTCATCGGTATATTATTAATAGGTATATGCGCAGAAGCGGCTTTGGCCGCTGATCCCTGCGAGTATTCGAGGTCAACATATGTGGTCTGCGCGGGTGATATAGATGGGGAGACTTTTTATGTTATCCATTCTTTCCCCTGCGAAAAAATAGACTGGTACGTCTTGGATTTTTATAAGCCACGCACTCTTGACCAGGCCAAAAAGGAGCGGGACATGAGAAATGCAAGCGAGTATGCCTCATGCCAGACAGACCGAAGATTTAAGGCGAGCAAAAGAGAGTGGGATAAAATTATCTGGAAAGAAATCAAATAGGAGGCCTCAAAATGAGAAAGTTATTTATCTTAGCATTGGCGGCTCTATTCATTAGCGGATGCGCTGGGATATCGAGCATCCACATCAGTGACGACGCATCTACGGCAGCTGGGACCGCTGTGTGCGTTCTCGTTAAAGCAAAATATCCTGACGTTGCCAAGCAGGCGCTGCCATACGCCAACGGGCTCTTGACTGCTGCGAAATCCGGCACAGTTGACAATAGGATGCTGTTGCCTGCGATTGACAGTCTGCTGGCCGCTTGCAATGCTGACGCGAGTTTGAAGGTGCTGATTGATACTGCTGCCACCCTGGTAGACATTCAGGTGCAGACGGGACAGATCAATACGAAACTGATCGATGCCTTGAATGGATGCATCGCGGGAATCGGAGGGAACTTATGAAGAAGATCTCCATTTTCCTCGTAGTGCTGACGGCCTTGCTTATCGCGGGCATGATTATCGCCCTGGCAGTCATGGCATCAAGAATGGGAATGGTCTTTCTCTCAAATGACTGGTGCACCTGGTTCTGGCAGAATTTCTCGACCATTTTGGCGGCGGTTCCCGCTGTTGCTTTCGCAGTACTCCAGGCAATTGCGATATTTCATCCTGAGATCGAATCAAACGGGATATTCACATTAGTGCGAAAGTGGTTATCGAAACCAACAGGCATTGCTGAATCGGCGTCGGCAGAGAAATGAACGCAGGTGACAGATGGATTTTTTTGACCGGGCACAGGAGACCGATCAGCGGTTCCGCGAACAGGCATTGAGGGCGCATTTTGGGAAGAAGGTCGATGAACCATTATACGACGACAAGGGCAAGCGGGTCTGCATGGACTGCGAGGCCCGGATCCCCCAGAAACGGTTGAAGGCGATGCCGGATGCACTGCGCTGCCTGGAATGCCAGGAGAAAGAGGAAAGGAGAATGCGCTGAATGATTTCGGCTGACCTGATGGATCCCCACCTGCAGATATTCCTGGCACTGGTGGGATTGATGGCAACCTGGAGCGTAATCATACTCACAACGGCGCGCATAGTGCTGAAAAGATGCGTCGCTAACCTGGAGGGGAAGATAACTCCATTGTCAGGCGTACCGGCAGAATGCAAGCGACTGGAGATAGAAATCTTAAAATTAAAGGCGGACCTTCCGCTGTTTTATATGCGCAAAGAGGATTTTATAAGATTCGAAGTTGGCATAAATTATAAACTCGATAAACTACGCGACCTCGTCGAGAAAGCGTTGAGGGGAGGCAGAGATGAAGATTGATATGGAAAGAGCAAGGCGGGAGGAAATGCGCTGGCTGGCTCTATTCGCCCTTAATTCAGCGCAGCCGATGGGTACATCGGAGGTAATCATCCGCAATGCCCTGCAACCTGTCATCCCCGACATCACAGAACTGGATCTGCGTAAGGCGCTCGACTATCTCGAGGAGCGGAGACTGATCAGCATCGAGAGAAAATATGTGTGGTTCGCGAAGATAAACAATCACGGGATCGACATCGTTGAATATAGCGTGGAGTGCCATCCCGGCATAGCAAGACCGAAGAAGTGGTGACGAAATGCCGGCAAGATCGAAGGTGACATGCCTGCCGGAACCTATCCGGGCGGAACTTGACAAGCGACTCATAACGACGGGGTTCTCCGACTACTCGTCCCTCGAGGCGTGGCTCCAGGAACAGGGATTCGAGATATCACGCTCGGCGATCCACCGCTACGGCCAGGAGTTCGAAGAAAAGATCATGGCCATCAAGGTGGCCACGGAACAAGCGAAGGCGATTGCGGAGGCGGCCGGTGATGAGGAAGGTGCCATGAACGAGGCGCTCATCCGACTCATTCAACAGAAGTCATTCGACGTCCTGGTCGGCCTCGAGGGCGGAGCAGATCTACCGAAGATGGGAACGATGGTCGCGCGGATCTCTCGCGCCTCTGTGCAGCAAAAGAAATGGATGACAGAGGTCAGACAGAAGACGAGGTCAACTGCTGATGAAGTGGCAAAAGAGGTGAAAAAAGGCGGTCTCTCTGCGGAGAAGGCCGAGGAGATAAGGAAGAAGATACTGGGAATCGTATGACCGCTCAATCCGCAAACAAAGACTTCGACCTGGCGAGAGGCGCTACAGGCATATTGCTGCCTTATCAGCAGCGGTGGGTAGCAGATCGCTCGCCGGTGAAGGTCATGGAGAAATCACGCCGGGTCGGCATATCCTGGGCAGAGGCCTCCGACGATACCCTCTGGGCATCCGAAAAGGGCAATGGAGAAAAGCGCAACGTCTGGTATATCGGCTATACGAAGGACATGGCGCTTGAATTCATCAGTGACTGCGCCAACTGGGCCAGGGCATATAATCTGGCAGCTTCCGATATGGAAGAGGTGGAGATCCCGGACGAGGAAGAATATGAAGGCGTCGTCCAGGAAAAGAAAATACTTGCCTATCAGATTACCTTGGCCTCCGCCTGGAGGATCACGGCGCTCTCGAGCAGACCGACGAACCTCCGCGGGAAACAGGGACGTGCTGTATTGGATGAAGCAGCATTCCATGACGACCTTGCCGGACTGATCAAGGCCGCACTGGCATTCCTCATGTGGGGCGGCGACGTCCGGATCATCTCCACGCATTTCGGCGATTCAAACGATTTCAACTCGCTGGTCCAGGACATCAGGGCCGGAAGAAAACCATATAGCCTCCATCGCGTGACTTTTGATGATGCCCTCGGAGAGGGTCTTTACAAGAGGATCTGCGAGGTACTGAAGCGCGATTGGAGTCCGGAGGCCGAGGCCGCCTGGCGGCAGGGCGTCATCGACTTTTACGGCGACGATGCGGACGAGGAGCTCTTCTGCATTCCTTCCCAGGGAAGCGGCGTCTATTTAACCAGGGCGCTGATTGAGACCTGTCTCTCTCGGGAGATCCCCGTGATCCGTTACGAGAAGGCAGCCGCTTTTGCGGAACTTCCCGACTATACCCGAAAGTCCGAGATCGACGCCTGGTGCGAAGAGACACTTCTCCCGCTCCTGGAGGTTCTTGATAAAGAGCGTCGGCATTATTTTGGCGAAGACTTCGGCCGGACCGGAGATCTCACGGTAATCACGCCGCTTGCAGAACAGCAGAATGCAACCTTCAAAGCTCCCTTCATGCTCGAACTTCGCAACATTCCCTTTCAGCAGCAGGAGCAGATTCTTTACTACATCGTGGATCGACTTCCGAACTTCTCTCATGGGGCACTCGATGCGCGAGGAAATGGCCAGTACCTGGCCGAACGTGCGATGCAGAAATACGGTGCGCTCCGGATCAGCCAGGTCATGCTGACGGAGAACTGGTACCGCGAGAACATGCCGAAATACAAGGCGGCATTCGAGGACCGATCGATACTGCTCGCGCAGGATGCAGACGTCATTGAGGATCACCGAGCATTCAAGATCATCAAGGGAGTCGCCAAACTTCCGGAGTCGAAGACAAAAGGTCAGGACAAAAAGCAACGTCACGGAGATTCAGGAGTCTCCGGCGCGATGGCCTGGTACGCGACGCGGCAGGAAGGCGGTCCGGCGGCTTCTGCCGGAAGCGAGGCCACGGTTGAGGACTATCATGCGGAGAGACGCGGAGGCATGGAGAGAATGAACATGAGGGGTGCAATGTCCGATGTGCATCGAGAGCGAACCCGGAGGGCGGCATGAGTATCATAACCAAACTGAGCGAGAAAATATTCGGCGGCGAGATCGAACGCAAGGTTGAGCAGAAGGTGCAGGCCGCAGTCAATGGAAAGGTCGCCGAGATCAAAGCGGCGAGTTATTCAGACACACTCATGGCGCCGATCGCCGACCCGGACGGTACCGTCTGGCGGCGTCTTACCACGACTCCTAATCGAGACCTGGTACCTGTCCTCCAGGACCGAATGATCGAGATCGCCTACTGGCTGCGGGAAACGAATCCGCTCGCTGGATGGCTCATAGACATCACCACGGCTTTTATTCTCGCAGAGGGTCTTCCCTACGAGGCGAAAAATCCCGACATCAAGACGGTACTCGACGGTTTTTGGAATGATCCGATAAACAGACTGCCTCTTTATTTTCCGAAGCACGTAGGTGAACTTCACACATTCGGGGAGTTATGTTTTCCCACATTCGTGGCGGCACAGACCGGCAGGGTGCGACTCGGATATATAGACCCGGCTCAGATCATGGGAGTAATGACGGATCCGGAGAATGTGAAGGTTCCTATCGGTGTGCAGACAAAAGGATGGATCGGCGAGATAGCGGGATTCAATGTCTCGACAGAGGCCAAGAAATACCGGACGATCCTTCCCGAAGAAGCTGACTATGTGCTCTCGCCGGTAGCGAAGCAGCTCCGTGACCGGTTC